ATGCTGCTGGTTGTTGGCAAATCTAAAGCTCCAGGTGTCCAAATCGTATTAGGAAACGCCCCATTCTCCAACAACGCATTATATTGCTCTTCTGTTATTATTCCCGTTTGCCAGGCATCCCATAAAGAAATAGAAGGCATTTTATAGCCCTCTATTTTTCAATCAGATACAGGAATGCAGTTCCAGCAATAGTAGATCCAGCATAATCTATGTAGATCTTGCCTTTGTCGGTTACTGCATTCTGAATCTTAAATCTAGCTGTCTCCAATGGCCCGCAAAGCACTTCTTGTACACCGCCAGTTAGGCTCAGTACCAGATCGCCTAGTCCGCTTCTAAAGCCATCTCCCGCCTTGATAGTAATAGTATCAGCAGCGGTAGCTGCACTAATAGAAAATCTAAGCATCAAGGCCTTATGATCCGCCTGCGCTACATCCGCAACGCTAATCTCAGCATCATCAGCCTTGACAATAGCGACGCCAACATCTTCATTTTGGAAAGTATTCCAAGCAACGTCATTTCCAGTTAACACATCTCTTACCATTTTGAATCACCTAAGTTGTTGCTCGTGCAGTTAAAAGTGCAAGCGCAGCCGGTCTTACAACCTTCATGCCATAAACATGTAAGCCTTTAACAGCATCCGCAAACCTCTTATCAGGTCGATAAGCCTCAACCTTGTTCACGCTGTCTGCAAATGTAATAGCAGATGGAACTCCCGCAATGATCTTGTAGTTGGTCTTGCCTGCATCTCCGCCAGATCCAGCAACCGTAGGCACATTATTAGACTCAAGTATATTGAATCCAGCAGCCCTCTTAACACTACCATTAAGCAGCGCATCCGTAGACCCGCTTGCGCTTGCATCAGTGAATCTTGCATCAGCAGCCAGCTTTTCTACAAACCAGGGCGGTACAATAACCCAGCGGCCTTGCTTGGGTACATTAGCCTCAGACAGCTTGGTGCCCATCTGCAAAAGGTAATCATACGCAGTTGTCCCAGGCGTTGTATTCGGAACCTTGCCAGCAGTATCAGATCCGATCTTGTTAGCGGTTGCAACATCAACATAAGAAGATCCTGCAATAAACTGATCCGCGACATCTGACAGATTATAAGCAGCCTGCCTCATAGCAGCGTCCATGACGTTATTTGCCATCTGGGCCCTGCTAACATCATCCACAGAAAAGTTAAAGTATTTCGCTTCAGTAGCTGTCAAAGTTGCCTGTGCATCATTAAGGGCTTCAGGATCAGATATATCGCTGTCCTTCGTATAATTCCCGACAGTAATATCACCAATGGAAGTTATTTTAACGGTACTTCCTTTGCCGCTTATTTCGCCTTCATAATCACGGTTTATAACACCGGGCTGCCCAAAAACCAAACTCTTTTGTAGGTTTTCTAAAAGTCTAGCACTCCAAACAGTGCCAATAAATCCTTCAACACTCATTAAAAATCAAATCCATTTATTTAATTAAGCCAGAAGCCAATTGCTTCTGTATGTTAGTCCAATCCTGATTGATCGCATCTGGGGACATGCTCTCCAGTTCTGCTTTCGAATAAACTTTTGGTGAGGTGTTGCCACCAGCAGGATTAGTTGATCCACCTACGTTTGGTCCAGGTCCCAGCCCTGTTATCAAAGCATCGACTGACCGCTTTATACTATCTTCATCGTTGCCTTGCACAAAGCCTAAAAGACCATCCGGCAGTTTAGCATCCTGTGCTATTTTGGCCTTAATCTTTTCCAAACCATTAGCTACAAGGGTTGCCTTTGTGTCGGCAAGTTCCTTTCTAAGCTCATCAATAGCATTAGACTCTTCCGCACGTTCTTTTCTGTCCCGTGCAAGCCGCTCTCCAATAATACGATCAAGATCAGCTTGTGAAAAAATTTTATCTTCTGTCATATATAATACCAACTTTTATGGAAGTCGTCACCAAAATAATCAATATAAATATACAAAAATGAATTTTACGACCAACGCCATCTTTATATAAGTACTACTTATATATTATATATCTTTATATAACATAGTAATATTGTAGTAATATAGTAGTTAATATAGTAAATATAGTAAGTACATAGTGATTATATAGTAATATAGTAGTTATAATTAATAAAGTTTTTAAGCCTTAAACTTGTAGTAATAGAAAGTATTTACTATATTACTACATTACATGGTTTGCCCATATTGATTTTGCTCAAAATCCTTCTTATAGGGTAGTATGGTACCTACACCTCATCGAAAAGTTAGGAAACAAGGAAAATCTTGTCTCCTGGCTTTCCGGTGTTTTTGGGGGCACCCTAAAAAACAGCAATTTCATTTATATACTACCACGCGAAAAACGCGGTTTTTAGCCCCTAAAACCCACGATCTCTCATCGGACGTATAATTTATCATAGAAAAAAAGAAACGCGATTTTAAGACCCATAAAGCCCCTTTCTTCGCAAACAAAACAAGGGGGGAAGCGCAAGAACCGAAGCAGCGCCTTCATTTAT